TACATCAGACAAGAAGAAAGCCGGCTGAAGAGTATCGGCTGGGCACTAAAAACAGCAAGGCGAACAGCCAAGAATTGCAACATGGAGGTAGACACAGATGAACCCAAACCGAAAAGGGAAAGAGGGAGAAAGAGAGTTAGCAAATCTGCTTAAAGACAGATACGGATATGATTGCCGGAGAGGGCAGCAGTTCTGTGGATCCAATGGAGATGCAGATGTAGTCGGTCTTCCTGGCATCCATATTGAGTGCAAGAGGGTAGAGAAGCTTTAACATCTATGAAGCTGTGAAACAGTCCATAAACAATGCGAGAGAGGGCGAAATGCCTACGGTAATGCATCGGAAGAATCACAAGGATTGGCTGGTCACAATGACAATGGAAGATTGGATGAAATTGTATGAAAAATGGGTACATAGAAATCAATAGAGATATTGAGAATCTACTAAAAAACGAAAGTGCACATACTTTCCTTATACTGATTGACATTTTACTCAGAAGTGATGATGAAACAAATTCTTTGAAAACATCAATCAGCCAAATATCCGGAACATTTGGGATAGACAAAAAGGAAGTTAAGAAATGCTTATCCAGATTAAGAAAGATTGATCTGATAGAAGTTTATAAGAACCAGGGGAATAAAGACTCTCTGATTATCGCACTTAGAAAAGAAAATGCGTGTTACCGCATAACTCCAAAAGAGCTTGTCTTGGATCCAACAGAGGTCGCAGCTCTTTCAGACAGCAGAAGTGAGAAAGGGTACGCTAAATTCCGAAAAACGGTATTGGAAAGAGACGGATATGTATGCCAAATATGTGGAGAAACAGATAAGTTGGAAGTTCATCATATTAAACCTTATGCAAGATATCCTAAGCTCAGAACAACAGTCAGTAACGGGATCACCTTGTGTAAGAAGTGTCATAAGGAAGTACATAGAAAGCGTGAAACACAATGCAAGGATGGATAAAGATTCACAGGGATTTATTGGACAATGAACTGTGGAGCGACAAGCCTTTTACCAAAGGACAAGCGTGGGTTGACCTATTGTTACTTGCTAATCACAGAGACAAAAATGTGCTGTTAGGGAACTGTACAGAACTGGTTGAAAGAGGTTCATTTATCACTTCCGAACTCAAATTAATGGAGCGTTGGGGGTGGGGGAGAAAGAAGGTCAAACTCTTTTTAAACTTCTTAGAAAGTCAAAAGATGATAGAACGAAATGCGAACAACAAAAGAACAGCTATAACCATTGTAAATTATGGGTTTTATCAAGATTGTGACCTACCAAAGGAACAGCAAAAGGACAGCAAAAGGACAGCAAAGGAACAGCGTAGGGACAGCACAGGAACAGCAAAGGAACACAAACAAGAAAGAAAGAATGAAAGAATGAAAGAATATATAGATACTAACGTATCTATAAAGCAGCATAGCATTCAATCCATCATCGATGCATGGAATCAGCTAGAGCCTTACGGTATCAAAATGATTTACCGCATCAACCCGGGTTCTAAGAGATGCACTTCACTGATTGCTTTACTTGAGCAATTCGGAGAAGAGAAAGTGATACAAGCTGTTGATAAGGTCAAACAGAGTGACTTCCTTCAGGGAAAGACAGATGCGAGATTCTCACTGAACTTCGATTGGTTTATCAATCCGAACAACTTTGTGAAGGTGCTTGAAGGAAAGTATGATGAACGGCACGATAAGAAACTAACGAAGAACAATAACAACTTTGAGCGAAGACAGTATGACATGGATGATCTGGAGAGCAAGCTACTTGGAAGGTGATTAAGAATGGCAGAGATAAAAAGTGGCTGGGCGGTATGCTCAGTCTGCGGAAAAGAATTTGAGATAGTCGGCAACCGAAAGAAGTGTTGTAGTAAGGCTTGCGGAGAAGAAAGAAGCCGAAGACAGTGTTGTGAGAGAGGAAAGGCAAGATACAGAGCCTTGAGTCCTGAACAGAAAAAGGAACTGGCAATGAAACGAAAGCAAGCCAAACCAAAGAAAGTAAAAGGCGCAAAAGAACCGAAGTATCGAAGCGAATTAGTAAGAGTCGCAGCTGAAGCAAAGCAGCATGGTATGAGCTACGGAGAATATGTTGCGAAAAGCGAAAGGAGAAGAGATGGGGAAAACGATTGATGCAGAAGAGTTTCTTTCATGGCTGAATGAAGCTGAGGAAGAACTAAAGGGAGAAAGAGCGGATGAGCTGAACCCTGATCGCAAGGATGAAGGAATCCTACTGGCAACCGAGAATGTCAGAAAGTATGTCGAGAAGATGTGCAAGATTGATGATGCCGATGAGGACTGTAGATGGATTCCGGTAACGGAAAGACTCCCAGAAGATGAAAGTGATGTCCTTACAACAATCGCATCCAAGAGCGGTAGCGGATACAGAGAATACAGTGTTGGATGTTACATCAAGGTATTTGATGAGGATGAGGAAAAGCACTGGCTTGATAGACAGTATGGTTACCTTGAGTGGGACAGATATTCAAACGGACATGGCGGTTGTTCACTGTACAAGGTGACAGCATGGATGCCACTTCCGAAACTGTACAAGGGATAAAGACCATGAACAGACAAGAGAAAGAGGATCAGGCTCAACTTGAGTACCTGAGACGATGGAAAGAGAAGAAACAGAAGAGAAAGAATCTGTCAGAAAAACTGAGAAAGAGAGGTATGAAATGAAATACAAAGTTGGAGACAAGGTAAGAGTCAGGAGTGATTTAAAAAATACGGTGCTGTATGGTGGTTTATATGCAGTTGATGAAATGTTAAAGAAAAAGATCGTAACGATTACATCCGTGCATGATGATTACTACAAAGTTGTAGAAGATGACTATAAGTGGACAGACGGAATGCTTGAAGGATTAGTAGAGGATGAACTGACAGCGGAAGAAGCAATTAGAATTCAAGCTGAGATGTGTAGTGTGCCTTGTAGAAAATGCCCAATCAGTAAAAAAAAGGTGCTTATGAGTGCAGAACTTTCAGGGCAGAACATCCTGACGAAGTACTTGAAATCCTCAAACAGCGGAAGAAAGAGCATGAGAAGAAAGAGGTTGAGACGGAGTTTACGTGGTGTGTGCTGATTATCGAAGCTGATACTCATACCTTGAAACACGAAGAAAAGGTTGGAACTGATTTCAAATCAATAGATGCGAAAAAGGCAGAAATCCTTAAGAAATACTGTTCAGAGCATGATGGAAAATATTATGCGATCAGCGAGCGCAGATGCGTAGTAAAGGAGTAGTCATGAACACAGGAGAAAAGATAGATTACATGATTCAGTGTTTGAAAGTCGCAAAAGCTGAGTATGATTACATGGTTGATTACGTTGCAAATGAACCGACTGAACAGTTAGAGCTGTGGAAGTTCCTTGATACGCACAGAGCACCAAACAAAGCATTAATTAAAGACAACTTGAAGAATGTGGCAAGAATGGGATTCCAGCTTGCGAATGAGGTGAAGTAATGGATATCAAAGTTCATGAGGACTATGTAAGCATCGACAGAGAGAATCTTGAAGTGTTTAATAAGACAGGCTTGAAACGTTTTAGCGAGAACCGTTTTCGCTGTGTAATCTGCGGAGAGCCAGCAAGCATTGATAGCGGTATGAGTTGTCGCGGACATCGGTTAGTACATACGCATTGCGCATACCAAACATTCGGAATTGACAACATGGTCAATGTTATTAAATGGATGGAAGAACAGGATAAATAAATTACAGAAAGGAGCAGGAGATTTGTGCGCACAGAAAAGATATCTTTGCTCTGATAAGAAAAATGGAAAATAAGTTATTAAAAGAATATTTAGGTGAATTTAACGAGGACTCGGACGTAAGTATTATAATTGCAAATCCGAAAGACAGAAAAATGTATAAGTCGGAGATTATGTTTATGATTGCCCCTGAAGACGAAGAAGAAAAAGAAGGACCGGTAATCTGCATCGAGGTTGGACAGCCAAGAGACATGGATAAAGAAGAACCGGAAATGGCAATGGACGTTGAAAGAGAAGCACAGCCAGAGTTGCCAAGACTTAAGAACAATAACCAGAGAAAAGAGTTCTTGAAAACTTACAGAGATTGGCTTGTATGGTTTGAAGTACCACAGGCAGAGGAAATCTATTACAGATATATTCTTCCGGATGAAAGTGCAATCGTTATTTGTGAGTATAAGCAGTATGTAGCTTGGAAAGAAAGATATACAGACGAAAACCCGGAAAGCACGTACACAAAATCATATCTGTTGGAGCCAGGTTATCATCATCTGCATGATTGTGAGACCAATGAGACAGCACTGGTGAAGAAACTGATGGAGGTACAGAAGAAATGAATGCAGAAGAGTTCGTAAAAACTGTACAGAGCTGCGGATACGGTACAAAAAATGGAGCAAAGAAGTATGTAGAGCTGAATCCGAAAGAAGAATATGGAACAGATGATTTGATTGCCTTGCATGAAGGTAATATGCACTGGCAAGGAATCAGTGCAGATAAAGGACTTAACTATGCATGGTGCGCAAACGGAAGAACAACAGCGTTCAGTAATGGGATTGCTGGAAACTCTGGAAGTAGGCAAGATTGGAACATGTAGTAACATAAGAGAATTTTAGAAAAGAATACAGAAAGGAGTACGGAGCTCCGGCCGGGCAAAGATATATCGGCTCCTTTCGAGAAGATGAAAACAGGAGTAAGTAAAGTATACACAGATAGACCGGATTATGCAGACTTTGATTCTCCGGCGAAATTTGAAGCAATTAAGAGTATTATCGCAAAAAGATTGAGGGAACATCCTAATGCTATTTGTTCCTACTCTGGCGGTGCTGATAGTGACATTATGATTGACCTGATTGAAAGGACGAGACGGATATTTGAACTTCCACCAATCAAATATGTGTTTTTCAACACTGGATTGGAGATGAAAGCAACGAAAGACCATGTGAAATATGTTGCTGAGAAATATGGTGTCGAGATTGAAGAAGTAAGACCGAAAATCAACATCGTGCAATCCACAAGAAAATATGGAATTCCGTTCGTATCAAAGATTATGTCTGGAGGATTATCTGATTGGCAGAAAAAAGGAGTTCCGCTGTCTATTGCTCAAGAGTATGACCAGGCAGAGGGTAAAGAAGCAAAGAGAAAAGAGCTGAAAGAAAGATATCCGAAGTGTGAGAGCTTAATCAACTTTCTTTGTTGCTGTAATTCTAAAGGAGAACCAAGACCGAACATTCAGCTGGTAATTAATTCATCAAAATACATGCGTGATTTCATTGAGGAATGCCCACCGGATTTTATGATAAGTGCGAAATGTTGTGACTACTGCAAAAAGCAGATTGCCCATAAAGTTCAGAAATCATACGACATGGTAATAACTGGAGAGCGAAGAGATGAGGGTGGAATGAGATCAGTTCCTAGAAAAGATAACACAGCATTGTGCTTCACCGAGACTGCAAGCGGACAGTATCGTTTAAGACCGCTCTACTATGTATCAGACAAGGATAAGGAATGGTACAAAAACTACTACGGAATCAAGTATTCCGATGCTTATGAGGTATACGGACTGACAAGAACAGGATGTTGTGGTTGCCCTATATCATACAAAGCTGTAGATGATTTGGAGAAAATAAGACCTTATGAGCCGAATGTCGTTAAAGCAGCATGGAACATTTTCGGTAAAAGCTATGAGTACAGAAAGAAATACAACGAGTATAAGAAGCAAAGGATGGAAGAGGAAAAGTCTGGTGTAGGACACATTAAAGGACAGATGAGCATTGAAGACTTTCTTGAAAGCGAAATGAATTAACGATACACAGGAACAATTGAGATTTGCATAGGTGAGAAAAAATGAGAATTGAATTAAAAGAGATAGACAAAGACACATTGAAAGTTGGAGATTGGGTCGGGATTGCAAGAGAAGTAAGCTACGGATGGGGTTTATCATTCCGGCATAAACTGATTTTTCCGGCACAAATTACAAGAATCACTCCAAAGCGAACCAAATTCTTTACGGATAAGTTTGGAGAACATGACAAAAGAGAAGTATTTTATGAGTGTGATAGTGAAGCTGCGAGAGAAACTTTTCTTGCTAAGACATTTAGAGATATTCAGGACGGAATATTTGAGTTAACTGAATCGAAAAGAAAAGATCGCATTGGGAAAATCAGTGATGAAGATCTTCCGGAAGTAGCTAGACACATGAAAGCAATTACAGAGATTTTGAAGAAATACAAGGAGTAGCAATGTTTGAAGAATTATATAAATTCATATCCAGATTGCATTACGGGATAAAGTTCATGCCGGAAAAGGATTTTGACGAGCTTTTATC